GAAATAAGGACCTCTCGAACCCCCCCTAGCACAAGGCACCTCAAACCTTGTCGCTCCCCCGCCGATGTTGCGCCTCTGCTCACCGGCCATTTACATTTTGCGAAACATTCCTAATCTCATCCGATGCACGTACAGATTTACTCGGCGCGTTATGAGGACAACAGTCGTCTCTCGCGTCACGTCAGCAGCCTACAAGCTCGGTGGGTTCGTCTTGGGTATGTTCATCCCTGGTCGCGATTTTTGGTTTGCCACGCTTGTCACTATGATGACGCTGGCATACACATGGTGGAATTGGGTCACCTTCGCCCCACCATATTCCCCTCCCGACCCGTTCAACGAGACCTTCAGGTGTCCCAGGCATTACTGGGGCGCCGCTGTAAATACAACACGATACTACCTCAGTCCCATTACTGACGTGGTGCATTCAGGTCTCCGTGAACCCCCTAGCATATTCAACATACATATGTTGTTGTGCTTCACAACCATCACCACATCGTGGACGCTTGCCTATTATATCTCGCGGTTTTTCTCCCACTTTTCGCCCATCCACTACTCAGCGTGGGTTGACTGGTGGTTACCGCCGACAACAATCGTCCACGAAGTCCAAAGCGAAAAGGGCAGGGTAAAGCGCAATGCACGAGAATTCCGCGACATCTTCACAATGCGGAGTTTCATGCTGGAAAAGGCTTACCTTGCTAAAGACAACCTGCACAAGTTCGCCGCACGACGGCGCCTCGCAGCATTCAACATGGGCGAAGCCATTGCCAAGAGGCTCGGACTCAAAATCCACGACGCTGAAATGTCCAGACGTTCAGCAAAACGCAACTTGGAAGGTTCGCGCACTCTCATGTGTGCCAAAGACGCCTGCTCATATACTGCCGAGGAATTGAAATACGAGAAAACCAAGCGCGGAAACATCGTCTTCCACATTGATACCTTCACTCACAAAGACCTACGTGATGCCAACCACACCCTCTCTGATGGTAACATCCATTACATCTACACCTGGAACCCTGAAAGCGTTGCAGGCACGTCAGATGAATTGAAATTCCATTACGACGAGAGCGGTAACTTCATCACCGAGGTCGAAGGCTCCAAACCGTACACAGACCGGTTGTGGGATTTCGAAGGGGACTGCCTCATCACCCATTCGTACGAACTATCCGCTGGTTACATCACGCGCATTTCGATCATGCTTGCATTGTCTATCTTCGCCTACAACATCTACGTCAACCGTGCGTTCAACCAAACACTTTACAACCTTGGGATCTTTTATGTGAAGACCTACGAATACGCTTTTCCGTACCCTATGCCTAGGTCCTGCAATTTCACCAACTTTGAAGGCTACCTTGCTAGCTTCAGCGATGCAGTCAATGACATGCCTGTTTCATGGTTGGCGTTGTTGGAAGGTGTTCGGTACCCTTGCATCACGTATGAAAGTTACATTCTGACGTATTTCAAGGTCGTGCAGTCCCAATCGTTGACTGGCGGGCAGTGGTTGAGCATCCTCACCCTGCTTGTCATGGCTCTGGCTGGATCGTACACACCTTTCTCCATCAGCCACAAAGTTATACGCCTTGACGTAGGCGAACACCGCTGTGTTGTGGTGGTTGTACCAAACTGTAAATTCAGAGGCTTTGCATCCTCCTTCCGCTCATTCCTATTTGATGACAACCTACGCCCCCGCGTCCCCATCGTGGGTGTTACAGGTGGTGGTCACAAATTCGTGGCCGAGCGACGCAAACAACCAAGTGGCTATTCACTCGCTTTCATTGATTCGACTGAATCGCACTTCGTCAAAGACACGGTTTATGACTTGACAAGATCCCTCACCACTGATAAGGGCTCACCAAGCATATCCAATGTTCGGGTAAGTTCCAAGAATGAGGGAGATGAAGCCCACCGTGTCGCCGCCGCTCTCGCCATTGCTATCGCCAAAACGGACGACACAACGCAACGATACTCCAGCAACTATGGTTACTACCCTCTGCCTACTATCATTCGACAGGATGACGAATCGAAAGCAGACGGAGACGAAGTTAAGGAGGTCATGGCACATGGCACCATGCCACCGATCGTCACTGGAGGCGCGTACATCCACGCGAGGTCCGAGGCCCAAACTCGTGACTTCGTGCAGCGCCGCCTCAAGGATCCTGCCGCTAAAATCGATTCCACAATTACTCCCGAAATCGCCCTGTACATCTTCGAGTTCGCTATGCAAATCCGCCAACAGATCGGTGGCTGCGCAGACTGTCTCGAGCCCATCAGCGAGCAGGAGTACGCTGAATCACGCAGCAGAAACCAACTTAAAAAGTTCAGTGATGTCATGCCAGTCTATGACATCCACAACTACGATGATCGAAAAGGCTTCATGAAACGCGAGGTCCTACAAAATCCGGCCAAGGCAGCTCGTGGGATTTGTACATTTCCACCAGAATCCCAAGCACTTGGTGGCCGCATTGCCCTCGCTTACGCAGCCGCTATGAAGGCATGTCCATGGATGGCCTGCGGTCTGACGCCCGTAGAAACGCAAGAAGCAGTTGTCAGGGTATGTGTCGGCAAAGACTTCATCACCGACACTGACTTCTCAGCTCAAGATGCTACGATCGATCTGAACAAACGGAGCATTGAGCTGATGCTGCTTCTACAGCTCTTCGATGAACAATGGCACCCACTCATAAAAGATTGGCACTATACCGATTATTGTGGGCGCGTTATCTATGGCGATCCCGGCACAAAACGCGTGAAACACGATTTTGATGGTTCACGAGGAAGCGGAAGTCCCTTTACCACCCTTGGCAACACACCATTGACTGGTCTGTTTGCCTACGTCTCACTACGCCTCTCAGGTAAGCAAACTGACGACGCGTGGTCGAGCCTCGGCATTTATTCCGGAGACGACGGAATCACTGCCGACCTCCCTCCCGCATACTGCGACCAAGCGGCTGAATTCCTGGGCTTTCTTGTCAAGTCCTCAGAAAACCGCACGTACATACCCTTTCTAGGTCGCCACTACTTTGATCCCATTAATGGAGAGACATCCAGTATACAATCACCACTTCGTACTCTTTCCAAACTTCATACCACGCTACTCAACATTGAAGAATTCACTGCTGAGGAAGCGGTCATCATGAAAGCCATTTGCCTACAAGTCACCGACAAGCACAGCGACTTTTTCGGCCCATGGTCGAAGAAAATCCTTGAAGACGCCCAAAAGGCGCAGGCCAGCTGTGTTCAAGATCTTAAAGCCAAGGTCCTCAAATATCCCGGCCTGCACCCTTACTTCGCCATAACTGCCCTCAAAAGCAATTCCACTTTCCGCAACAGTCCCGGCGATTTCGAAGAACTCTTCGAACTCGAGATGCCCGGGTTTGATTGGAGCAAGTTTCGGGCGTGGTTAGATAATGGCGAAGGTCCGTGTCCAACGCTCTGGCACCATCCAGAACCGGAGGACGCAGACATGGAGGCTGTGGGGCCCGTCACGCTCGCCATGGGCGGCGTCCACGATCAGGCCCAAATGATCGAGTATGAAGAAGCTGTCCATAAGCGGCAAGAGAAGGCACGTAAACTGCCGCCCAATGCTGCCGGTCCAGGTCTATTCCCACCTGCTCAGGTGGATAAGGACCTTGCCCGTAAGAAAGAGCGCAAGCTGAGCTATAAGAACAAGATAAACACACGGCTCAATGACGAAACTCAAATAACTCCATTACCCCGGAGGAGACGTAAACGTAGTCCCAGCGAACAAAAACAGTTCCGGGACATCCTCAAAGAGAAGGACCTACTCGAGCAATACCGTGCCGCCAAGATTGACAGGACTGACACACTCGAAGTGCAGAACGAAAAACGTCGAGTGCGTGACAAAATCACTCAAATGGCAGCCCCTGTACATAAACCACGGTGCCAGTAGGCCAGCTGCGGGCACGCTAGTTTCACGAGATCTGGCGTTATACTAAAAATCGTACCCCGCGGTGGTGGCGCGGGGGGTTGAAGCTGTGAAATAATCGGCTTCCACCCTACTCCACAAGTGTTTTAACATGCCTACCAAGCTCACAAAGAAGCAATTTATGACAAAAGGCAAGATCAAGAATCTGCCCAAGGAAGAGAAAGATCGACGCTGGAAACAGCACCTTGGGTCCATCGTTCAACTTGGCCGAACCGCCGTCAGGACCCTACAAACTTATGTGCCGAAAGGTACCGCTGAGGCTGTAGGCACGGTCTTCGGTCGGCCGGATCTCGGAAGGAAATTCGCTCAAATCACCGGGATCGGTGATTATGAAGTGAAATACAACAGCTTGATGCGCGGGTCGAAAGTACACCCGACACACCAGGCCTCCTTTTCCGATATCGGCACCTCAGCAGTGAGGATGATGAAACGTGAAGTCATCGGTCACGTCATCGGCCCGAACGACCCGACCCAGTTCTCTAAACAAGAATTCCGCCTACAGGTTGCCGATTCTCATACCTTCCCTTGGCTGTCCCGCGCTGCTGCCATGTATTCTGAGTACATGATAGTCGGCATGGTCATCAGCTATGAGTCAACCTCCTCGAACTACGCGCAGGAATTGGCTCTGGGAGAATTGTCAATCGGTACACAGTACAATGCCAACATGGCTGGGTACACTGAAATCTCACAATGCCAGAATGGTGCATGGTCGACGAACGGAAACCCGTCTCAAGACCTCAACCATGGCATTGAATGCGACCCTGAGCTACAAAATTCATGCTCATTGTATATCCGCAACCCCGGAGCGGAGGGGCCACCAAACCTCTACGATCACGGCGTTGTCACCGTCGCAACCCAGGGACTGCCCGCAATCGCGGCTAACAAATCTCTGGGAAGGCTGGTGGCCAGATATGATATCCTACTCCGCGTCCCACGCGAGCCCCGCAAGTCCGAAGACCCTATCACAATCGGTCATATGGCTACTCCCGGGCTATGGAAAAATATCTGGCCAGCAATGACCGCACCGATTCTTCCAGGCGAACCCATCGCCACGATCGGTGCGGGCTACAGCGACTGGATACGCATGCCAGATTCTCCCCATGTACCCTTCGTACCTGTCCCCGGAAGCGTCGCACCTGACTCCCGACATCTTGGCATGTTCGGTTACATTTCCGGTACTGCGGGCGATGCTGGCGGAGGCACAGGCAACGTTGATGGCCAGTGCTACATCGTTTTCGCCAGCCCTGGAACACGAACAGTCTCCCTCGACTTCTTTGGCTCCTCCCCCAACCCATCGTTTTCATTCAACGCTGTACAAGGACAATACCTTGAGGCCGATCTTGAGAATCGATTCTGCACTATCGATCTCGCCAATTCCACCCCAACCGGTGGACACGACATCAGGTATTCATTACTCATCACTACCACCGGACCCAACGGCGTGCTTCTCATAAAACAGAACGTCGCTGATAGTTCGCTGAAGTGCTACATTGATATTAGCCCACGACCATCTTAAAATTCTCACTCGTATTGCTATACCAATGAAAACACCTGACGCCTTAATCTCCTGGTTCGATGAACAACTCGACACCCTGCCAACTGACGACTCGATTGCCACACTGAACGCATTAGTAGAAGATCCACCAATTGGTATCTCTACAGTCAAGCTGCTTTACAGCTCCATCCCCTTGCATAAATCTGGTCCAAAGGGGTGGACTTACTTCCCAGCTGACGCCGACGGCACACGACTCGCTCGTATGTCATGCACATCTAAAGTGCGTGGCGTGCCTGTCACCGCAATGGTCAAGCTATTCAGGAAACCTTTCTCCTCTTCTCCTGAAACTGACTTGTACACCATTTCGGATTATGCGATCGTTACAATCGACAACCTCAGCTGTCACGGTTGTGTTGAGTACCGTGAAACGAATCCGAAGTATAAACGTCGAAAATTGCAAATTTGCCATTAAACCACACACCGCCAACCCTCAGGCACCCTCAAGGTGAGCC